GTCTGTTATAGCCATTTGTTGTACTTGCCCCATTGCCATTTGAGTTTCCATCCACATATCGGCCCACACTTTTGTATCGTTATTAACTTGAGCGATAGTAAATCTGACTTTTGATACCGGGGTTGTTGAATAGGCATTGCCGATTAACATTTGTCCAAAAACAGCAGACCCGCCTTCCAGTTCTTTACCACATATAACACTGCTGTTATCAGCGTTGTAAATTATCAACCCTCTACTATTGCAGTAATTCACAAGGGCATCTTTGACTTTATCTTTTGTCGTATTTTGATAAACCCCCTCAGGTTTTCCTGATTGAGTTTTTTTTATCAATGGTACGGAAGAAGTACAACCTGAAATGATAGTTGCGCTAAGTAATAGTACAGTCATTTTATTCATGTTTCTTATCCATTGTTAAGGGCATACCTACACAATTATTTTTATTGGAGATGAATAATCAACCGTTTACAATCGTAAAAAATCAAATATGCTGTTAAGAGTGGTTACTTCGCCACACAACTTAAACCCGCCGCTGAGCGGTTTTTTTGTACCTGTAAACTTGGTGCAGTACAGTAAACACGCTGGTGGTCGTGAATACTGACCTTTTATCTTGCTGGCTTTTTAGACAAGAGTTATTGGTATGTCATGTTAACCAGAAGGGAAAAAGACATGCTAAAACAGCAAGATATGACAGAAACCGCCGCCGCAGTCCTTCATTTCTTACCTGCTGACAAGTGGGTAACGCCACGCATGATGACGAGAACTACCGGAGTAAGCGAAGCCCGGTGCCAGTTAATACTGACTCAGTTAGTTCTGGCGGGTCTGGCGAAGGATAACGGCGGATACGGGAATAAATTCAGACGCTGCCAGTAATGGCGGTTTCCTGCTGTGAAAATGGGCGGCTGGTGGGTGTTGGTAGCACCTGCCAGCCATTCGCTCATGCTTACTGGTCACAAGCGAACCACGGCCCACTGCTTTAGCGCAAAAGCAGAGTGAGCCTACCAGAGTTACGCTTACTGATCCATGAAAAATACTGTAAAAATAAACAGTGTTGATTTAATCAACGCTGATTGCCTGCATTTTATTCAGTCCCTGCCTGATGATTCCATTGACCTGATTGTTACCGATCCGCCGTACTTCAAGGTGAAACCCAACGGTTGGGACAATCAGTGGAAAGGGGACGAAGATTACCTTAAGTGGCTGGACCACTGTCTGGCCCAGTTCTGGCGGGTGTTAAAACCTGCCGGAAGCCTTTACCTGTTCTGTGGGCATCGCCTGGCATCTGATATTGAGATCATGATGCGTGAACGTTTCAACGTGCTTAACCATATCATCTGGGCGAAGCCGTCCGGACGTTGGAATGGGTGTAATAAAGAAAGTCTGCGCGCATATTTTCCTGCCACAGAGCGCGTTCTGTTTGCTGAACATTACCAGGGGCCATATCGCGGCAAAAGTGACGGCTATGCGGCAAAAGAAAGGGAACTCAAACAGCACATAATGGCACCGCTGATATCGTATTTCAGGGATGCTCGTGCCGAACTGGGTATAACGGCAAAACAAATTGCCGAAGCCACAGGTAAGAAAAATATGGTTTCCCACTGGTTTGGTGCCAGTCAGTGGCAGTTGCCGAATGAGGCTGACTATCGGAAGTTACAGGCACTGTTTTCCCGTATAGCGGCAGAGAAGTTTCAGGAACAACAACTGGAACAACCACACCACCAGCTGGTGGCATCTTATGATTCACTGAATCGCAAATATTCTGAATTGCTGGATGAGTTTAAATCTCTCCGGCGCTATTTCTCCGTATCAGTCTCCGTGCCTTATTCCGATGTCTGGATGCATAAACCCGTTCAGTTCTACCCGGGTAAACATCCGTGTGAGAAACCGGCGGATATGCTCAGGCAAATAATCAATGCCAGTAGTCGACCTGGTGATCTGGTTGCTGATTTTTTTATGGGATCCGGTTCCACAATAAAAGCAGCAATGGCGCTGGGGCGTCGGGCCTTAGGTGTTGAGCTTGAGTCAGAGCGGTTTAACCAGACAGTGAAAGAGATAAACGAGCTGGTGGGGAAATAATCTGGTGGCCACGTCAGGTGGCCTTTTTATTTCCATTACACAGCACCCGCATCTGCGAGGTGGGGTTATGAAATCCATGGATAAGTTAACAACGGGTGTCGCCTATGGCACCTCCGCAGGCAGTGCTGGCTACTGGTTTTTACAGTGGCTTGATCAGGTCAGTCCGTCACAGTGGGCTGCGATTGGTGTACTGGGGAGTCTGGTTCTGGGCTTCCTGACTTATCTGACAAATCTGTACTTCAAAATCAGAGAAGACAAGCGTAAGGCTGCACGGGGAGAGTAATTCAATGACTCAAAACTATGAACTGATTGTGAAAGGGATCCGCAATTTTGAGAATAAAGTTACGGTAACTTTAGCGTTACGGGACAAAAAACGCTTTGACGGTGAAATTTTTGACCTGGACATCTCGCTGGACCGTGTTGAAGGTGCCGCGCTGGAGTTTTATGAGGCAGCAGCCAGAATGAGCATCAGACAGGTCTTCCTGGATGTTGCTGCCGGGTTATGTGAAGGGGATGAGCAGTCGCCGGAAAAGCGCCCCGTAATTTTAGAGGCGCAGAATGTATGGATAACCTACAAAGGAAAGCTACCGGGAAGAATTACTGGTTCTCTGAAGACTCCTCCGGAATCACAACCTTAAGTCACTGACCGGAACAGATAAACCTGTCCGTGGGCAGAAACCGATAAATCCTGATAAATATCCATGAACGTAAAAATCAGATACAGCCTGTCGGCTGCTGTTCTGGCACTGATTGCCGTCGGTGCGCCCGCGCCTGACATTCTCGATCAGTTTCTGGATGAAAAAGAGGGGAATCACATCACTGCATACCGCGATGGCTCCGGCATATGGACCATCTGTCGGGGAGCAACGATGGTGGACGGTAAACCTGTTATTCCGGGAATGAAACTGTCGAAGGAAAAATGCGCCCAGGTTAACGCCATTGAGCGGGATAAGGCGCTGGCATGGGTGGAGCGCAATATAAAAGTTCCACTGACCGAGCCACAGAAAGCCGGTATCGCGTCATTCTGTCCCTATAACATTGGCCCTGGTAAGTGTTTCCCGTCGACGTTTTATAAGCGGCTGAATGCCGGTGATCGTAAGGGTGCATGTGAGGC